ATTGTGTGTGGTGTTGTTTCAGAATATTGTTGAGTATTATAACTACTCATATTGATATTGTTCACATTATGGACTGTTCCACCCTGATAATCAGGACTGACAAAATTCTGTAATATACTACTAAAATCAAACATTCCATACCCCTCACCATTTGGTGAAACCTTAAATACACCTACTAAATTTTCAGGGTCTGTTAATCCTGAAGTTCTGTTTTTAACATATAACTTCGCTGTATATTTTATTTTCTGTTTCCCGTTAGCTGGATTAATTGTAGAACTATCAAATACGGTATATATGATTTGACTAGCTGCTGGTATTAATCTATATTTCGGTTTCTGTTCTATTACTACACTCATATTTCTCTTATTTCTTTAACTATGTCCTTAACAAAGTTTTCACCTAGTTTCTTTTTAAATATACCAAAACTCATTGATAATGGTTTGGCGTAGAAGCTTGCCGCTTTGATTCCTTTTTTCTTAACACTTTCAGCAATCATAAATCCTAGTTGCCTGTCTGTTATGAACCTACCATCTTTCCCCCTACCTTTTAATCCTTTTTTCTTAGCGTATTTCCTGAATGTTCCAGTTGCGTTTTCTAGTCCTCTTAAATTACTTGTCGGTTTAAATTTATACGGGCTCCTTTTTCTTTTCCCTTCCGCTGTTATGTATGTTCTTTTTGTTTTGGTTCCTGATACTCCTTTAGAAACGAACTCACCATGTTTTGCACTAACCAATTGAATACTGAATCCTTTTGGTGTTGTATCAACTATGTATGTCAAACTCTTTTGTAATTTTCCAGTATTATTTCTCTTTTTAAGAATCTTTTTAGCTTGTCTTACTAAATAGCTTCCATAACTATCTAAATACTTCTCTAAACTACTTGTATCAAGTCCAAATACAGACATTACACACTTGCTATAAATAATTCAACCTGAACATTAGTTGAACTAACAGGTTGTACTTCTATAGCGGACATATCATTAGTCATACTCGCCATCGCAGGGTCTCCATCTGCTTCAGCTACTGCTACATTTTCTCCATGAAATAATATGTGTGAAGCTCCTGGAGTTAATCTAACTTGATAATTAGTTGAACCAGTTGTTATGATTCCTACAATTAATTCTTGTGTATCATCTAAATTAGTCACTCTAATATATCTTACATCGTTCAAATCAATAGCACTTTCACTACCATGATTTGATGTAGCAAATTCTGCAATTGTTGTAATGTTGGAATGAGCTGCTGTTAGTGTTCTTTCTAAGGTATTATTTATACCAGTTGTTGTAAGTGTATTCGTTGAGCCCCTATCAGAACCATTAATGATTACACTCTCTGTGATTGTTGTTGTTAAATCTGCCATTATTTTTTATCTATTTGTTTTAATTTACTTATCGCCCAGTTAATACCACTACTTCCACCCCACGCGTCCCACATTAGACCCCCACAACCTTCTGAGTATGGTACATCTTTATTTTGTTGGTGCCTTTTAAATGAAGCCATACGAGCTATTGTATCACGACTTATTGGTTCCCTGTTTGCTAATTGTGCACTTCTTGTCCACCCCACACGAGTACCACAAGAACTTCCGTTTTCTTCTTTCCACTTTCTAGCTCTTTTTGCGTTGTTTGTTGCTGCTTGTGGGTAGTCAGTATAACTTTCTAAATTGATACTTATTTCCTCTAATTTTTCTAGTATATCGTTATAGTCCATATGTTATTTTCGGTGGTATTAGTTGTATTGTTAATTTTCCTATTTTTATTTTACACATATTGTGGTATTATCTATTGGTATATTACATGTATTTAGTTCGTTTTCAACCACAATTCCCAAATCCATTACCCAACCAGTCACGGCGTTATCAAACCTTTCTGTAAATGGTTCACATGAAAAATCGTTATTAATGAAATATCTAGCTTCTTCACCACTTTCTGTATTATAGTGATATAAGATTTCTCCATGTTTTAATAATGCTATAATATCATTCATGATTTCTAAGGTGTCTGAGAAAACTTCCTGTTCGTTAGATATATCTTCATTTACCAAATCCATAACAAACAACTGAAAGTTAAATTGTCGTTGTCCTTGTGATATTCCAACTGATACAGGATTAATATGTAGTAATGGAAATAATGTGTTTTTTTCCAAATCAATATCCCAAATATCTCCCGTTGTAGTTGTGTTGATTTGTAAGTGTTGGTTTCCTAAACAAACTAATGTATCAACTACATTGTTGTATGTTTTATACCTTATTGAATCTACGCTCATTTTCTAATTTTTCGTTCAAATCCTGTTTATATGTCATAAATGTTAAACACTCATATACAGGTAGTTTTGTTATTTTATTAATATTAAGTATGTTTTCATTAGCTAGTAAATAAATGTGATTATACCAACCCCACTTTTCTCCCATGTCATTATAACTATTTATCCCATGTTCTTTTTCTCCAGTTGTGAATAATTCCTCAAAATCTTCATACAACTTTGTTCTGTAATCTAAATATTTAACAAAGGTTCCATACACATCTTTAATGTATAATTTCTTCAAAAACATATCCCCTCGTTCCCTATCTGGTGTATATTCAACAACCTGTTTATTCTTAATCGGTCTATACAATATTGCTAAAATTCTATGTAGGTTGCTTGTCCAGTTTTTACTATAAGTTTCCAAATCAACAAATTCCCCCAATGTTAAAGCATCAAATGTAGGGTTCATACCATAATTTTTTCCCTCAACTCTAATCTTTTCCTTAAATTCAATTGTCGTGTCTGTGTGTAAAAAATCGTTCACATATTTTAACAATACACCTACACTTTCAGCGTCAATTGTTTTTAATGCTTTTAATGGTATTTTAGACAATGTTGATACAATTTCTAAAACCTTATCAACTTCTTTTTCATCTTTTGTTTTCTCAATTGTTTTCTGTAAATTTATAAACTGCTCCAAAGTCAAATTATTGATTGATTCTGGTATGTCAAAATCATAACTATCTTTTCCAACTGAGAATTTAAGTTTCATACAATAGAAAGGGAATAATGATAAAATCGTTTACTGAACAAAATACTTACCGAAGTTTGGATTCAGTTCATAATACATACGCATCATTATGGCATCAGAATAATCAGGGGAACGCCCAATAATAGAGCGTATATTTTCTTTTGGTATAAGTTTTAATTTACCATCTTTGTCCATATCCTTACTTCTTACCTGTTCTAGTTCTTCTATTATTTCGTTTCTTTGTGTGATGTCTTGTGTTGTTATACCTACTTGACCTTTGTTTACCATGTCTGCTAATTTATAGTAGCATTGAGTTTTTAAGTTTTGGTAGTTTTCTTTGTTTATAACTTTCCCACCATTCAAAAACCCTTGACACCTTAACACATCAACAACACCTCCACCAACACCATCTTCATCAACAATAATGTTCTTAAGGTTCACACCTTCTATTCTTTGTTGTTCTTTAATTTCTTCCACAATCTGTGTGACGGAACTTTTAAGGAATGTTTTAATCTTTTTAATATGCAACCCTTCCCAATACATAATAACTGTCTTATCGTTCCCAAAACGAGCAACATCACATGTAATGTATTTTTCACCTTCTATCCCTGTTTGTGTGAATAGGTTTATAATAGAATTGTAATTTATCAGGTTATCTTGGTTTGCATCATATTCCCAGTTTCCGTATAGTAATCTTTGTTTACTAATTTCATCAAGTTTATCTAATTGTCCTTTATAATGTTTACTGATATAAGGGTTGTCATCAACTAAACTCTGTATGAATTTTTTGTGTGGCTCTAATTTGTTCTCTTTTGATGGCCTATAGTATTGTGTATATGTCCAGTTCTTTGATGGGTTGCAAGTCAATAATAATTTAGGAATCAACCCGTATATGTCTAATTTATATCTAATCCTAGAGTTTACTATGTTCTTAGCTTTTTCAGTTATCTGATTAGCTTCATCTATGAACGCCCCAGTTATTTCCAAAGAACCTAATGAATCATAATTCGGGTCAGCTGGATAATGGAACAAATCTTTTAGTAATATTTCACTATCATTATAGAATTTTATAATATTACTCCCAGCGTTGAAATTAAAATGTTTTCCTGATGTTATACCCCACTTACCACACACTTCAAAAAATGTGTTTAAAGTTGTTTTCTTTAAGTTGTCTAATTTACTCCTACCCATCAAATATCTTGTTCCTGGATATTTCAAACACAATAGTATTAACCAACTACAACCAATATATGATTTTCCCCCACCCGCTGCACCTCCAAACAATATGTCGTTAGTTGTGTTATCAAATAGGTATTTAATTGCCTGTTCTTGTGTTCTAGTAAATTTAGGACTAATATTCAACTCCTTCTATATTGATATTGATTTTAATAGGTTCATCACCACTGGTGATATCAAGTTCTGATTTTTCTACATAACCCCGTTTCTTACCTTTTGTTTTTAGATAGAATATTGTTGCTGAGGTGTTTCCACTTTTGATTTGATTATGTAATTGACTTTCTGCAAAGTCCAGTGTAATATTTTCTATGTCCTTTACTTTTTTTGCAAACTTTTCATCTTCATTAATCCATTTGTAAAATGTGCTTCTTGGTAGTTTTAGTTTTTCACATGCTATCGTGACTACTCCCAAACTAGCTTCAAGAGCTTTTATCATTGCTTCCTTTTTTATGTGCCTACTTTTGTCCATTATATTCCTTTGAATGCTTTAATCGGGTAGAATATTAAACTATTTCTATACCCTGTTTCGTGTGTTTGTTTAATTGGTGTGACTCCATGAATGTTTTTCCATGCTGGATATACTAACATACTATTGTCTTTCTGTTCAAATGTGACATTATAATCAGGTACATTTAAACAACCTCCTTTACTATTATTTCTTTTTGTTAGTATAACATTTACCGCTCCTTTTATGTTTCCAGTATCTCTATGAAAACTTGCTGCAATATTAAAATTAGATATACTCCCAGTCCAAAGGTTTCCAAACTTCCATTTCTTATCAACATCACTTAATACCTCAACCTGTTTTTCGTGTATATGTGGTGTTAGTTTTTGTATTATCTTTTCACTTTCGTAGGCTGTTGCTAACATTGCTTTGATGTATAACTGAGCTTCTTTATTTTTATGAACTTGTGATTTGTTTGGGTATGGCCTTCTCATTACTGCGTTTGGTGGTATAGAACCAATTATCGTACTCCACTGACTACAACCTAAAACCCTTGATTCTGCTCTAACATGTGATTTTGATTTGTCCGCTTCATTTGTTATCGTGCTCATTCTATCTAAATATGTTTTTGGAACCCTATCACTTCTGAACTCTTTATTTGCAACTGAGAGTAATTTAGATAACTTCTTAGAGTGTTTTGATACATCTTCAATATAAAACCCTATAATCTCACCATCAACTTCTAAAAGACAAGATTCTGTGATGTTCGGTTCTATGTATGGACAGTTCTTACCTACCTTTACATTGTGTTCAACCTGTTTCAGTTTTATAGTTTTCATATCAATATTTCGTTTTTTCTTTTAGGGTTCAATCTTACTTTGTCCCTCCACTTAGATTTCAGTATTCTTATGTTTTTCTGTTCTTCTTCATTGTTTCTTATATCAACCGCTCCACCTTTGTTTGAATAATGTTTAAAAGAAAATAAGTATTTCTGATACCTTAAAACTTTCTTTCTAGATATGTGTTGTAATGTAAAGTCATAATCTTCTTTAAGAGTAAGCTGAGTATCAAATCTTACTTCTGATGGTTTTACAAATAACATATCACCAATACAGAATTTATTTTCTGCAACTAACTTACCAGCAAAAAAATAATTATCTGTCGGTGGAACCCCTAATAAATCTACATTTTCTATCTTATTAAATTTTTTAACTATATCCTCTATAGCTTCATGAACTTCTATTTTTTTTGGTTCATAAAAATTCTTATTCAAAACTACTTTTGTGATATCATCACTTAATTGAACACATATCTTTTTTTCTTTGAACGCATGTTCTAGAGCAAAGTTTCTACTATCCATCAAGTTTCCAGTGTTATATACATTCTTACAACCATGTGATTCATATAATTCTTTCTCACCATCTTTAACACAAAAAATGTATTTCTCTTTTTGTTGTTTGTTGAATGGTAGTTTGTCATACCTACCTGCTGATATTACATATACATTGTGTTTCATTCAGGTTTTTTTTCTAATAATTGTTTCAATATTAATCCACCTACATACGCCCCTGCTTTTCTATATGTTGCTATCGTTTCAACCGCCTGTTCATAATCTCCTGATTCAAACTCTATACAGATAGCATTCTTAACACCTTTTTTCATTTCAGTTATTTCCTCATCTAAGTCAATATCATCTAGAACAGAATAATCAACTTCTTCTTCTGGTTGCCACACATCTATTCCCCAGTCTTTCAATTCAACATTATCCCATTCATTAGCTAATATATCCCAATCCCACTCACCGAACCCTACATTATCTTTTATGATAAATTCTTGTTTCTGTTCTTCTGTTAACCCTTTAGCTATTTTGATAGGTATTTTATCTAACCCAGCCTCCAAAGATGCTTTGTATCTCATATTACCACCTAGTATAACCATATCTTCATCAACTACAATTGGCCTTAGTGATAACATTTCTGGAAAACCTTTAATACTATCTACTAGTTTTTTAAATTTACTATCCTTAATTATCCTAGGATTGTTTTCGTTAGGAACTAACTCACTGATTTTTACTGTCTTATCCATTTTATATAAAGTAATTTGTTAATAATTATTTTTCTGTATTATTATATTTAAAATCATTCCACAATTTATCTCCGCTCATGTGTTCCTCATTCCTTTTAATTTGTGGCAATCCTTCATACTCTTTCAATTTAACCTGTTTCATATACTCACCACAACACACAGCTTTCTTACAAACTAGTTTTGAACCCTTTTGAACGAAACTTACTTTGTATAAATTTAGTTCATTACCACATATATCACAAACAAACTTCATAATCTATTTTCTATTTGTGTTAATACATACATACCTAATACAAAACCCACCCCAAAAAATATTACATTAATTATCATTCTGTTTTGTTTTATACAATGTATAACTTAATAATATCAATAATAATGTGATAGTAAATAAATTCGGGTGTGATTCACCGCATAATCCTAGTAAGTGTTTTGTTGTTTCGTTCATTTTTTATTTCTTAAATATTGTACTTCTTCTGTAATATGTTTTTCTTCAATACCGAACTGCATCTCAAATCCATAATCTTCTCTAATTATCTCAGGCAAAACAACTTTACCATTTTTTACTATACTTGGTTTGTAGTAGTATTTTTTTGTTTTCCTACCTGCTTTTCTCCAGTTCTTCATATTTTTCTATTTCAAATTGTAAATGTGCTATAGCTTTACTAAGACATTCTATCGGTGTTTCGTGTTTATGATATGCTCTTAGTATATAAGTGACGGCGGTTCCTAGATGATATGTTAAATCAAAATTATCACATACCTTTCTTGCTTCATATTGGTTTCTACCTTTGTAATATTCAGGAACCCTTCTATCTTCTGTTTGATTCATTTGTTTTGCGTTATCTAAGTTTCTGTCAAAATCCCAGTAATATTTACTTTTTTCTGATTTTTTCATATATATTTTTTATTCCGTTATAACATTGTGAAAGACAACTATTACAATTACTATTTGTTCTAAAACCTGTATTGTATATTGTATTATGTAGTTCAATCATTTTGTGTTTTGCTTCTTTTGTTTTTGCCTCACCTGTTTTAATATCTTCCCAAATATCTAGTATTTCTTTGTGTAGGTGTTTTGGTATTTCTTTTAGTTTTGTGTGTTCTGTTGCTTCCCACTTATTATCTGGACATGACATTACACTTATACTAGCTTTTATCCTCATGAAACACCCACATTTCTTACAAGTCATTGTAGGTTTGAATAAATGTTCACAAGTCCTGCAAACTTTTAATCTTTCATTGTATAGTTTTTTATCTATAAAAAAATTACTCATCTAAAACTTTCTTTAGAACTTTTCGTACATTGTCTATTGTGTTAAATAAACTATTCCTACTAATACCAGTTTTCTTTGATAGTGTGTCTAGTGTTTCGTTTTTTTCAACATCATAATACAACCTGTAGACTTCCCTATCATACCAATACATTTTATCTAGTTCAATATCTATCTTTTCAAAATACTCCCACTTTTGTGTTTCATCTTGTGTTGTGTTTTGATTCTGTATGTATTCATAATTACTTACATCTTCATTTTTTAGTTTCTCATAGTACTTACGATATGTATAGTAATATTTGTTTTTGTTTGCTGTAAAATACCTTCTTAATGTGACGCCCGCATATCGAATCAAACCATCTCTACCATCTTTTTCAAATATCCTGTTTAATGTTTCTTGATTCATAGTTAAAAACATTTCATACAACATTTGTACGGCGTCATCAATTTTGTGTTGTTGTCCTACATACTGACCTGCTATCCCTTTAAAAACCTGTTGAAGTGATGTTAGGGTTTTTTTTAAATCATTCTTCATGTGGTCTTATTTCTTTTAATTCACCAATTACTTTACTCGCATATTCAGCGAGTATTTGTCTATATATACGGACTTCGTGTTGGTTGTATTTATTTTCATATCCACAAAAAAATCCACTAGTCATAGTGGATATTTGTAAGGGGATTATATTTAGGTAGTCATGAAAATTACCATCATTTGTTATTGAATCGTATAGATTGCTGTAATCAATTATAGCTTGAAAAATATCAATATAATCTTTCTTTACTTCTGGTTCTCTAACTATCTTATCAATACTATCTAAAACCATGTCTAGATATGGTTGTAAAATTACTTCATGTTGATAATTTACAAATTTGATTTTCACTGATACAAATAAAGGAAAATATACCAGTAATATTTTGCTAATGTTTCAAAAAGTTATCAACAATCGTTTTTTAACTTCTTGACTTTTTCCTTATATTTTTCTATCATTTCTAGATAATCAACCCTTCTAAACATTGCAGTATGTTTTGATAATCTTTCTAACTTTTCTGATGTTTCATCTCCTATCCTAACATCTAGTAGTTTTCCAAACTTGTATTGTTCTCCTTGGTTGAACATGTTGCAACGGACACACTGGACTTGAACATTTAATTCGTTCCATCGTGTTGTTAAGTGCCTTCTTGATTGAAAATGACCTGCTTGCTGTTTTTTCCAATGGTCTATTTTGCCACATGTGAAACATTCTACTAATCCGTTAGCGTCAGCTCTCCTCAATCTTATATACTGACTGAACCATTTATCTAGTTCTTTTTTTAGTTGTGCTGTGGTTTTCTTTTTCATCAATAAAGTAAGTGAGGTTCTACATAGGTATATTTTGCAATTGTAGTCGTTTTGCCGAATCTATTGGTTTTTGTTAATGGTAGACTATTGATGTGATGCCCTCGGTTTCTAAGATTAAAGATAATAGCTGATAGTCGCGTTGCTCCATACTCTTTAATTGCTTCCCAACTTGTGATAGACCCTTTGTTTTGTAGATGCCATAATACAGCGTCTGTTTGATTTTTTACTTCGTGTTCTCTAATGTATTGCATGTTTGATAAATTTTATTTATTTGTTCACCTGTTAAATTGTGTGTAATTATTTCTAGTAATTTGTTTTGCAAACTTACATCTTCTGTTAAAGTGTCTGCGATTACTCTTGCTTTACTTACTGGGTTCATTTCTTCGTTCATTTTATTTGTTTTATATTATTACTTATTTTTGTTAATCCTGTTCCTGTCCGACTTCTGTAATGTAATCGTTTGTCTTGTCGTTCTGGTTCTTTGTCAGCGTTATCCCAAATTAATTTTCTTTGAGTTTTTATCCATGAATAGTATGTTTGAACATTTAAAACAAACTTATCTGTATGCCTAACACCATTCCTGAACGCCTGTTGAATGTCCTCAAATGTTAAGTTTTTGAAATCTAATAGTATATCCTGATATAAACTTTGTGATAGAATGATAAGTGTTTTATCATCTTTAGTTTGTCCTAACTCAACAAAAGTTTGAGTAATTAAATCTAAACATTTTAGTTTCAAATCCTTTTCTGTATATTCTTTTATTTTCATATTTTTTTATAATCCACAATAACCAGTATCACAATCGTTAAAATCTTCAAATTGTAATTCTGTTTGTGGTTGAAAGTTAATAATTTCTCTATATGTTATTCCTTTTCTGAATGTGTTAGGTTTATTCATTTCTTCCTGTTTTGCAAACCATTCCATTTTATTAGCGTGCTCCTGAGCCATTTTATTTAGAAACAAAGGGTTTCTGTGAAAACACCCTACACAATTATTGTAATATCCTTTAGCAAATCTGATTTCTTTATTTTTTAACCAATAATCATTGATATCTTTTATTCTAACATTATTATCAATTAAAGGAAATGTAGGTTTCCTCCACTCAACTACCCCCCACTTATTATTACCATTTTCATGCTTTCCAACTACAATTTTTATTTCTTCGTTTCCGTTATCGTTTAACTTTTCTATCATTCTTTTTTGTCGTTTTTCTTCACCTTTTCTAAAACCTATCCTCATTTCACAAACTTCGTTTACTTCTTTTTTCCACCACTCAAAAATAGGATACATTTTAAGGTGTGTTGTACAATATCTGACCATCATATTTGGTAGGTAATGACTTCCGTTTTTTCCTCTATTCCAATCTCCATTTATTATTTCTTCAAATGGTTTGCCTGTTATCCATTGTATATCTACTTTTTCTGATAAATCTAACATTACACGGATTATATTATCCTGTTCAGTTGTTCCAACAAATTCACACCCAATTAAATCAGATACAATTTGTCTTACTTTTTTATCAGGATATTCACAAAGTTTGTCATTTGTTCTAACTAAACTAAACACATTGTAATCAGCTGGATAATTTATAGCGATATAACAGGAACTCTTTCCTCCACTTATACTATTAATAGTTTTCATAAATCAAACTGAATATAAAGTTAGCGTCAACACCTGTTTCTTCACATATCGTTTTAACATAACGCATCTGTATTTTCTCTGGATTATCCATCCACCTATCAATAGTCATAGGCGTCACATTAAAATCCATAGACATACCCTGTCTGCTGAAACCTTCTTCTTTGAGAAATTTATGTAATTTACTTTTGTCTAATGTTGTATAGTTTGCTTTTTTAAATCTTTTTACTTTCATAATCCTAATTTTTTTCTTGCTTGTTCATAATTACTTAATTGAGCATCAATTTTTGATGTTTGTGTTTTGTTCCATGTTTTATCGTTTTTTGCCCATCGTGCTAATCTTCTTCCTATATCAAATGTTTTCTGCATCTCAAACTTCATTTTAGTTCCTTTTGGATTTGTTTCAGTCCAATACTCACAAAATTCTGTGCATAGTTCAGTAGAATAATTTGATGAAAAAACTTTTTCTGTGAAATCTTGCAAACGCTCTGACATATCTTTTATAGTATTATTTATTTTTATTTCTTTATTCTTATTAATAGTTGTTAAATTACTTAATGTCAAGTCCTTTAGAAACTTAATAACTTGTCCTTCATTTATTTTATAATACATTTTAGCAGGAACGCCCATACGCTTGGTTTCTATTAATTGGTGATTTTTAAGAGTTTTAAGACACTTTCTTTGTTGATATGGTGATAGTGTCGTGTCTTTATATATATTTTCCTCAGTGTTGTAAAAATATCCATCAACGAGTTGTTGTGTATTTATAAAGTATTGTTCTTTAGAAACTAAGTCAGCGAGTAGGATTGCCTCTTTTAGTCCTACCCGCTTTGCAACCTGTTTATTTACAACTAAAAACGATGTACTACTTAATAGGTTTTTCATTTTAGTGATATATCTATTTTACAATCGTAATCAATTAATGCAACTCTAATCAATTCTGAGTTAAATGTAAAGTTTCTAAAATCTGTTCCAACTACCACCCAAAAATCCTTCATTGAAACTTTAATAAATATCTGAGGGTCATCAGAAAACTTAACACCACAATTGAAAAGATATGACCTCAACTCTTGTTCATCATAGAAAACTTGTCTTTTGTCTTTTAACTTACAATACTCCCTGTAAACTTTGTTATAAGTATCCCTATACAAACTCCATGTTCTATAGTATGAATCATGGTTGTTAAAATATACTATAATACTAGTCCTGTCTTTATTAAGTTTTGCACCAATAATTTCAGGGTGTATATTTTTTTCAACTCTTGCAATGTTTGATATAACCTGCCTACAGATTACATGTAATTGTTTTCTACTAGTCCCTGTGACCACATGTTTATCAAGGCCAAAGTTGTTCTTGACTATAGCTAACAATGTAGTCAACTCCTGTTCATCTGTTATACTTACTTTCCTCATGATTAGAATGGTTTTTCCATGTCTACTTCAAATGATTGTGGTATTGTTCCATACTTTGCGTATTGGAAAATAACATCAGCATCTTGAATCATTTGTTCAATAGTGCAATCCCCCTTACAAAACTCTACAGCAGAACGAACTGAACTTTGCCTCATAATCCTATCCTCTTTGTCGGTGTCTATCACTTGTCCTGTTTTTGTTTTATAAGTTTGTCCAGTTTCCCTATCATAACTGGTTCCCCCATCACCAAACTTTTTTTCATAACTCTGTGCAAAGTGAGGTTTAATTTTAGGGAAATCACCACCATGATATTCATAACTAACAACATCTCCCTGTCTGAATTTGTCCTGTTTTTCAAACTTAGACATGTATTGTCCTGCATCTCCGTTAGTCATGTGTATATCAAACTTATACATAAGACCATATTTACTTTCCCATGTTCCGTTTGGTTGTACCTGTTTGACTGTTGATTTTTTTACTTCCATTTTTATATATTTATTTATTTTGCCTACTCTTTAGATTTTCGGCTTCCTCTATAAATGTTCTTTACATGTTGGACACATTTGTATGTCCTCATATACACCTGTTATTTCATCTCCACAACATGAGTATTCTATTTCTTTCTCATCTATTTCATGTGGAAGTTTTGCTACCACACCCTTTTCCCATTCTCTATCTACCCCACCCTCTTTCCATGTCTTTTCTATAACTTTGTCCACATCTTTTAAAGCTAATTCATCAGGGTGTTCTACTTTTTTTTTATAGGTTTCAATAATTTGTTCCCTAACTTCATCAATCACATCTTCTTTATTTATGTTTCTATAATGTTTAATGACTTCGTTTCTTACATAGGATATATCAATCCATTCTAAAACTTCATCAGCTGGTATAACTAATAAAGTATCTATACCCCTGTTATTTACTGCTCTTATATAAACTTCGTTATCGTGACAAGCAAATGTATTAATTGAATGTAAGTACATAATTTCTTCTTTCATAGTATTATTGGTTTTTGATTATTATTATTATATTCTTGTAATTGCCAATCTTTAATTTCAATATTGAAACTATCCCTCAATTGCCATGCGTGATTTTCTAACATGTGAACAAACAATCTGTAAATTTGTAATTCTGTTCCTATTGCAACTACCTCAGAACCTTTTCTTTTGTAATCAACACAACTTTCAGTACCACCATATCCATCGTTTCTTGTGGTGCTAACTTTTTGTAATGTGGGTTTTAATATCCATTCTTGAGCTATCACCTGTTTGTTGTCTAATGGTTCACCTGTAAAGCTGTTGACACATGGTTTGTTTAAATCTTTTATTTTCATGATAGCTCTTTTATAATTTTATCGTAATCCTCTCCAGTTAATTCTTCGTCCCAAACATCTTTCAAATGTTCTGTTTCGTTAAGTATCTCCTCTCCTTCTATATATACATACATATTTACAACATTTTCAGGGGTAGATAAATCAGTATGTATTTGTCCAAATTGTTCTCTTTCATATTGAACTATTATATCAATCATTTCAAAAACATCTAAGTCGTGTTTCTTAATCCATTCTCTACAATTATAGTGCCCTATAAGGTACATACTTTCGTTAAAAATGTAATGGTGTAAGTCACAACCATAATATTTTGAGCTCCAATCTTTAAATTCTGTAAGTTTATCAATAGTGTGTTGATATAACTCTTCTGTCATAGTTTTTGTCATAGTTTTTTTAGTTTTAGAATTGCAATAATGCAAATGATAGTATTATGAATAAAGTCATTGTAAGTACCCCCAATGCTATATCCGTGTATTTAGTGAAGTCATACTCTGTGATTTGTTCTATTGTGTAATTAGAGTATTTGTTTTTGAACACAAAATCAGCTGTTTCCTTTGAGTTTCTGTATTGTGTGAAACCTGTTTGTTTGTTTGTTATTTTGAACATTGTTTTTAATTTAGTTAATATTAGTTTGACATTGCAAATATATAAAAAATATTATACAATTGGAGTTTTTAACATTTTTTTTTATTGTGGTTGTTTTTCCCATTTAATTTCGTCATTTCTTGCGATATGGTTTTTATCATGTATATAGTAGTTCCAATACGCATCAACACTACATTCCGTTTTGTGTGTGTCTGGCATACATTGTGGAGGTTGTGTAAAACCAGTGTTCGGTATGCCTTTTGGTGGTTTTGATAATGCGTCTTTACATTTGATATATGATTGGTGTATTTTTTTATATCTTGTGAAGTATTCTATGTTAATACTTAAGAAATAATCATATAACCATTTGTAATTCTGTTTGCTTTCTCTAGCCCACTTTGTACTCGGGTGGTTGTAATATGCTGCTTTGTATGGAACATTATCACCCTGTCCGTAATGGTGGTGTGCTGTACATAACATCTGAGCAGTTTCTAGTATCATTTTGACACAATGTTTGTTGTATAAATACCTAGGCGCTTGTACAGGGTCTTTATGTAAGTAAAATATATTCATAGTATTACTTAACACCAATTCTCTATAAAGTTGTATATTTTACCATCATTCCAGTGCTCCCTCTTACCATTAAATATTACATATCCTCCAGTAATTTTATTTGGATTGTCATATCTTCCATATGTATATTCCTTGATTATTAGTGTGTCGTTGTAGGTTTTGCAAGTGTAAGTTTTGTTAGTTTTGTAATTCATTTTTTTAATTTTTATTTTATGGTTAATAATGGAACAAATATATAAAAAATTATATACAACAACAATTTTTAACAATTTTTTTTAAAAAAAACGAATATTTTTTTATTTTAACCTAGTAGAATGGTCAAAAAAAAATTAAGAAAATTAAGAAAATGTATAGATTTTGTTATAAATCCATCAATAAATTGATAGGTATTTCACCATTTTTTAACACAACCATACAGCCGATTGCTGGTTTTTTACCATATTTTGCGTAGGCCATTGCATAGGATTCGTGATTAATACCACAACCAACTTGTGAACCGAACACTCTGTAATTCATTCCGACATAATGTTCTGTATAACATTGTGTATGTAAGTGCCCTTGTATAGTATTCATCATATCAGCCCTACATTTTGTCCGTGCTGTTCCACCCTCACCATGTATGTATTGAATATTGTCTTTTACATAACGCTCAGTGAACACCCAGTTAGGAACCTCTAATACTTCCTGATATGATTTTATCCACTTTTTAGGTATATTACCTGTTTGACTTTTCCTCATAACCATGCGGTCATGATTACCGATGATGACTGTTGCCTTGGGGAAGGCTTTATACCACCTTGATATCCTTTTAATTGCTAGTTCTAGTTCATCACCACCAGACATTCCATCTGGATTTGTTTCATGATAACTGGAGTAATGATTGTCTATGATATCACCGATAAACACGACTTCCTGACAACCAAATTTTTCGTATTGTTCTTTACAAAAATCTAAGTAAGCATCTAAACAGAAAGGCTCATGTAAGTCCCCTATGACTAGGACATTAGAACCCTTCTGTTTTCTAGCTTTCAGCAACCAATTAATCTCGTGAGGTTTTAATCGGAAACGATTTGTTTTCATTACTTGATTTTGTTCGGTACAATCTTGTCTATGAACCAAATAACTTTGTTTAATAATGAGTTATCTTTTTCCGTTGGTGTTAATCTAACAATAACTTCAAAGATTGCAATAAGACTCCAAATCAATGTAGTCCAGTCGATACTTGATAATTCCATAATATATAAAAATTTAGTTAATATGTCCAAATAACATTTTGTCTATGTCCTTCATAAGTAGACAAATCTACATGAATAAATGTGTCTGCGATACCTATTCTTGAAAAACCTGCTAACACTAGAGCGTTGATAATTATCCATCTATCTCTACTATTAGTACATGCAATATCAGCGGCAACCCCTTTCAAATGTGGTGATGTTCCTTTTTTAGCAGTTTTATACCCGCGTCTTGTCAAATCATCTTGATAGGCTTCTGTTCTATACCCACTGGTTATTACAAAAGGTATTTCAGCTAATCCACGAGCGTCATCTAACATTTGCATGAACTCATTACTCATGTGTTTACCAGAACCCCGTTGGTCTGGACTATCAAATTCTGAATATTTAAAATATTTTAGCGTCATTATTTTTTTTTACAATTAGTTTTACACGCTCCAAAACATATCTTTCCGTTAGATATGTAATATAAAAAATTACAAATTAGTTTCATTATTTATTTTTTTTATAGTGTGAATACCACCTGTTAATAGTATAACCAATGGTCAATACTAATAACAATATTTTCAATACCATTTCTATTTCTGCAAAGGTTGTAAAACCAATTACAGAACTATTTACTAGTATTGTTTCTGCGGTGTCCTTTGTTGCTGTTCTTATCGGCACTTTGTATATATTTTTTCAAAGCTGTTTCGTTCTTAGCTTTTGGTTTGTAATTTTTTCTCATTAAGGGTTCAAATCTGGTGTTAAAAAGTCATCTAGCGTAATCATTCCACCCCTATCTTTCATCGTTGCTCTTTCAATATTCATTCCTGAATAATACACATTTTTTGTTGGACTAACATCAGGACCTGTATTTGTGTTGTATTCCGGATAACTAGATGTATTATGTCTTATATAATCTACAAGTCTTTCAGTATAAAACTCAGCTGTATTTCTAATCTCCTCTCTAAGACTACTCATATCCTCTTGACTCATACTTTCAAGGTTTTCACTAGTTTTCACACCAATACCATTGTTAGAAACCCTTACTCTAAGAAATGGTAAACACTCATAAAAAGCCCAGTGGACTAGAGCGTCTTGTATATAGTCATCAACGAGAGTTTGATACACACCAGATAAACTACTTCCACTTATATCATTCTGTAGCTTAACAAACAAATCCGTTCCTAGTTTCGTTTCTATATACTTCTTCTGTGCAACTTTTAAGTACGGGAGAATGAACTCATTATCAACATTACCGCCTAGAGCTGTACTGTCTTTAAGTTTGTTTTCTGATATAAATAGTATGTAATTTGCCATGTTTATACTAAATCTTGTTTATTTCTCAATTTATTTACCATTGATGTGTATTTATCTACATTTACATCAACTCCTAATGCTTTAGCAGCGTTTTGGAATGTTTTAATATTATTTTCTAAATTGTTTATTGCTCCTTTTATTTGTGTTTGTACTTTTATTGCTGCATCTTCATCATCATTCATTTTTTGAAAAGCTTTTACTAATTTAGTATCACTTTTTTGCAACAATTCGTTAGCTTTTATCCTTTTATCTGAAGCAACTTTTCTCTCCTTATCATGTTTTTTCAGTAAATCTTTTTCTTCCTTTTCAAATTTATCGAGATTTTTATCTAGTTCTTGTACTTCTTTTGTCAAATTTTCTACTTCAATAAAAGATTTTCTATATTTTGCTTCTTGTTTAATGTGAGTTTGTATTAATTTGTCACTATCTCTTAAGATTTTGTCTAGTGTTTTAACATCTTTTAATTCAACCTTCTCTACTTCAGGTTTTTGTATGTTGAACTCACTAAGGTTCTTGTAAAATTTTTCTTTTTTATTCATTTTTTTTATTTTAATCCGCCTCTATTCGGCATGTTATAAGGTATTCTACTTACTTTACTATCGTTTGCTTTTGGATAAAACCCTCTAGACCTTGCTTCCACCGTACCTATAATATCCGTAGCTTGATTAATTTTTGTACCAGTTGCTTCACCTAGTTTGTAAAAATATATTTTTCTTCTCCAAAAATGTCCACAATTCTTTCCTCCTTTGTATAACCATACATTGTATTTGTTTGCTCCTCTGGGTCCAAATCCTGGATTACATTTTATATTACTCAAACTATGTTTTTGTCCTATAATATCTTCCTTACGATATACTTTTCCAGACCTTAACATTTTTTTACAAAACTCTCTACTACTATCTGATGTTCTTCCTGTTGCATACTCATAACGAACTTTGTATAAATTAGATTCCTTATCTTGTCCGTCTTGTTCCGATTTTCTGTCTGCTTTACTTTCACCTACCCTTGCAAACTCATAATTGTATATATCGTTTAATTCGTGTTCAAAATCAAAATCTTCATGCTCATCTTCAACTATTTCATCAGATAACAGCCCCCAATCATTTTCATCTATTATTTCCCCATGTTGTGCTAGAAATTTATCTAACTCATTTTCAATAGGAACACAATTAGGAACTTTCCTACCATCTTTTATTTTATGACCGTATGGCTCATAACCATCTTGACATGGATTCGGTGTTATAAATTCTTCCTTGCACCCACAATCTTTCAAATCTAAACTTTTTATTGTTTCATGGTCAGTACAAGGCATGTAATACTCTTTACCATCTTGTGAATGTATGTGATGACCTTTACAACCCATCTTTTCAGCTTCCGCTTCTGCTTCTTCTATTGTGTCAAACAAAGGTAATTCTATACCATCTGTTATCATACTTCCAACTTTAGCAAAACCAACTTCCTCACCTGTTTCTAATGGTGGTAATCCTAATTCCTCTCTAATTTCCTCTGTAGTCATAACCTCTTTCATATCTTCAATTGTAAATTTAGATGTGATAGGTTTGTTCTGTATAAATTCTATCGGTAAAGCAATGTTATTAATATCAAAAATCTTATTTAATGCTTTTAAGATAGTTTGTTGGTATGGTTTTATGACTGTATTTAGATACACTTCAAACGCGCTGTTTAATTCTTCAGCGTTATTACCGAGCCCTGTATCGTTTTTAATACCCATAAGCATCGGTGAAGTGACTCTATGACCTGTTAGTATATTCTGTACCAAAAGTTCCTGTAAAGCTAGATATTGCTTGTCTGCGTTTGCTACTGCTATTGGTGTGATTGTTGGTGTTTTAGTTTGGTCGTCTGAAAATGTCAAAACAAACTTTCCACTCGCCTTTGCTCCAGTAAATTTATTTTTTATACTATTTTCTATTTGAAATCTTTCTTGTTCTGTAGGTATACCATTCGCAAAACTAATAAAATATGAACCACTGAATCCATTCTCTATATTAGATAAATGAAACTCAGCTACTCTCTGGTCAATTAAAGCCCAATTACAAGCCGCTGTGTAATCAGGAGTATAATAAATATCCATATTAGGACTATATGTTCCCATATACAAAATTTGACTAGGACTTGTTCTGTCGTTTGTGTTGAATGCTGGAACTTTCATAGGCTTATTTTTCCTAGTGTTATTCCAATCACTACACACATAATAACATTCAACCCTTCCTAGAGCGTTTGGTTTCCCAGCTCTAATTCTTTCAACTGGTACATGGTAGATTTCAGCGATTTCTGTTCTTGCTTGATTCCATATAATGTTGATAGCAAATCCCCCCTGTAATTTATAGTCAAATGCTAGTTTCTTAATAACCTCATGTAATGTTTCATTACTATTTGCGTTTGATATGAACCTTTTTAACTTAACATCAACATCAAGATTATCGTTTTCCTCAACTATTATACCTTCTCCAGCTATCATATCAGCGGTTGCGTTTATGATTGCCGCATGAGTACTAGAATTGTAATATAAATCTATAAGAAATTGAGGGTATAAGTTGTTCCAGTTTTCTGTACCATACTCAATCCAATCCTTAGATATGTTTTCAATAACTTTTGGCGCTGTTTGTGTTTCTAAGTTTATATTTAAAATCTTATCCATTATAATTTGTTCAAATATGTTTGTAAATTAGAGCGGTCAGAACTAGACAATGCACTATTTGTGATTACAACTTCCTTAATTATACCATCTAAACTTCCTCCAATTGCATCAATATCTAATGTTCCACTAACAACACCAGCTTCATATCCAGTTGTCGTGATTTGTGTTAATCCACTCCCGTTCAAATATACAACCACTCTGTTTGTTCCATCTCTTTCAACACCAATATTGTAGTAAGTTCCTGTTTCTATTGTGGTACTGAACCCTATTTTTGCACTATTGTTGATTTTTCCCCTTATTTCACTTGTACTTTGCACCCTAAAAAAATCTTGACTACTTGAATCCTTATCGTAAAAAAACAAATCTGTAGCACCAGAACTGAATGTACTAAATTTAACTCTTAAATACATTGAAAATTGTCCTGAAAAATTTATCTGACTAGTCAAATGTAGTTTATCGTTTTCTGCATCTCCACTTTCAACCCCACCACTATCTTCATTAAATGTGAAATAATTATCAGGCGCTGTGAGGTGGTTATTATTACCACTCTGGTCAGACCACTGAGTCACATTTTCCCCATCTTCAGCCCTAGAACCATCACTTTCTAATATAGCAGTGTCTTTTTGAAACCAAGCCTGTAATCCTGATAGATTGTTTGGTGCCCATGCTCCGCTCAAATACCTACTTAAAGAATTTGTAAGTCCTAGTTTCATTATAGGGTATTATTCTTGTATATTAATGCTAATCCTGAACTGATTGTTATTGCTGTAAAGTTAAGAAACAGAGTAGTTCCAGCTGCATAAGTTTGATGTAAGTTTGTGTCTGTACCCGAAACACTGCTTCCAGTATCTAAATTCGTGACTGTAGTTTCTATTGGAAATGCAACTGCATAACAATTCTTTCCACTGACTGCTCCAGTTCCTGATACAACGATTTCTATACCGCCTTTTCCTAATTGTTCTCCTAGTAATTCTTGTGTAGTATCCATAATTTAATTTGTATATAAATAATTTGTTGATGAACTTGGTTCATATTTTGTGTATTTCACCTGTTCTTGTCCTGATGTTTCTTGTATATATAATTTTCCTTCTTCTACTTTACCTCTTACAACTCCGTTATTATCATTGACTGTCAATGTTTCTGTTTCAGAATTAGGAGCGTTTGTATCATTCACAGCAACCGAACCATTCCATGTTATTTCATAAACCTCGTATTTCCAAAATCCGTAAGGTTTAAAATTAATATTACCAGTGAATATATTTTCAGAAGTGTTGTGCGTAAAGGTGTTTTTTACATATCTTTCATTTGTTGTTCCTTTAGTTCCATACGCATACTTAACAGCCCCAGTCATATCATTAATAAACTTGAATAAATATCTTACTTTGTTTTCTACAACTGATGTATTTATTCTTTTTTCTTCTAAACTAAGGTATGTTTCTATATTGCTTCCGTATGTTCCTAATATCATACTATGTAAAGGAAATACTATGAATTTATTTTGTTTTCTTTTTAGAGTCGTTTTTAGAAGTTTTAAGGAAATAACTTTCCAGCCCTAAGGGTTTTATTTGATTTTGTCTAACATCGTCTAAAATGATACTATATCCGTCTTTAGAAACGATGTGTCCTTTGTATTTTGATTTAAGTGTGTACATAATAATTTTTTTAAGTTAAAAAAAAAGGGAGTTATTACACTCCCCTTTTTAAATATATAAAGTTCCTTATGCGTGTATCGTTGTTAATGTAAAGTTATCAAAAGGAACGGAAGAATATTGCCCTAACCTTAAACAAGGAAAACTCTCTTGTGATGTAAAGGTTAAATCGTATCCATTCATATCACCAAATGCAGCTCCTGAATTAGCTGTACCCGCTGTTAATTCACACCCGTTTTCTACTCCAAACGCCCAAATTTCATTCTTACCATTTGTTTGTTGGTGTAGTTCTACGAATATGATTAATCTATTTTGAGCCAATAATCTAATTTCGTTTCTGTCATCTAATGTTAATTTGTGTAGCTTGAGGTTAATAGCACCTTCATAAAATACTGTACCATTTTCAACTGAAGCGTTTATAGTTTCCACCATACTCGCTTGTCCTTTTGGTATCTTGTATCTATAATAACCATCACTATACCCCCCAGCTCCTGCAATTTGAGTAAGAGCACCTGCTGAATGCGTAATTGTTAAGTCTTCGTGTTGTGCAAAGTAAATATTCTTTACACCGCCCATGATGTCTTTACAATCCAGTCCTCTACTTCTAGTTAATTCACAAGCCATGTTTATAGTTTTTTTATTGGTTAATAATTAGTTTACTCTTACAATATCACCACCTTGAGCATGTTGCGTACCACCTGTAAATCTTACTACAACTCTGATGTTATCTGAACCATCTAAAGCAGACATGTCTAACATTCTGATTTCTGCATGGTCTGATATTAAGTCTGTTCCAAAGAATAAGTTAGATGTTTGAGCTGCAATTAGTCCGTTGTCTACCATTCCTGGAAGTACAGCGATATTTATTCCATTATACATTGGTTTGAATCCATCGCCCATGTTGTAAAGTCTTTCATATCCTAGAGCTGCTTGATTCTCTAAGTATAATCTGTAAGAAGATACACTCATATAGATGTATAAATCTTCTTTAGTGTATACAGCAGAAGGAATATTCTCTGTCACTTTAGCTAAATTCTCATCTATATTTGCGTTTGTAAATGCAGTACCTGCACCACCTTGAGCATCTACCTCAACAGAAGTACCATCTCCGTTCAAATTTAAGTTTATACCATCAAATTGTCCAGCGTTTGAGCTGTTTCCGTCCCATATATTAGTTTCTACATGGTCTGCGACTGTGTCAGCTAAGTGTGAAATTACAAATGCTGTAAAATCAGCTGACATTCCGTTGTTAGAAGCTCCTGCTCTCATTTGAGCTGCTTGCCAATCTGCTAGTAAATCTTTCTTACATAAATCTACATTAATTTGTAATTCTTTTGGGTTTAACACTCTTTCTGTAAGAGTAAGTGTTCCCGCATCTGTAAAATCACATGTTGCATCTACAATTAATCCTGATGTAGCTACTTTTGTGATGTTTCTTTTATACTTTACATTTTCTAATACAGTCAAAAATTCCATTGACTTACTAGACTTCAGAGCTGCTGCGATATACTGACCAGCATGTTCTCCAGCATAATTACTTGTGATTGAAAATCCCATCTTTTTTTATTTTTTTTAGTTATTATTTAAGTTATACATAAATCTTTCTCTCACGCTCATATCTTTATACGCTTTGTTAGATTTAATTTTATTTGTTTTAGAAAATTTGTTTGTTGAGATTGGTTCAGCTGCTGGTTTTGCAGATAATTTATCAACCTCTTTTTGTAATTCAATTGTTTCTAGTTCAAGTGTTTCTTTATAACCTCTCATTTCATCAACTTGACTAGATAATTCTGTAATTTCTGTGTTCATGTTTCCTAACATTTCAGAAACTACCTCAGTCACTGCATTAATCAAATCTTCTTTACTAAATTCAATTTCCTCAGTTGTTTTAATCTTTTTCGGGTGTCTAGCTTCTTCTACTTCTGAAGGTTCAACAACTTCCTCAATGATTTCTTCCATTTCTACTTCTTCCTCATCTTTGTAATCTTCTTCTTTACGCGCCTCTTCTTCTTCCGGTGTTTCTTCTTCCTCTTCTAAAATTTCAGATACCTTACCTTCTTCCTCAACTTTGAAAGACACTCCGTCCTCAGTTTTGTATTCACCAACTGGTAAAGGAATAGTAGTACCATCTTCTGTTAGAACGGAAATATCAACACCAGCTTCCAAACCATCAGCACTTGAAACAATAATTGTTCCATCTTCTAATTTAGATTGGTACTCAAGTTTAACATCTTCTTCAGCACTTAATCCTAGAGCTTTTAAAATTTGTTCTTTTAATTCCATGGTATTTAATTTGTTTATACTATAAAAAGGAAATACAATTTGTTTATTTGATTTTCAAAATATCTGCTAACGCTTCTAAGATATTTTCATCTGTAAATTTAGGTTTACTAAGTTGTTCCATTTTGTCTACAAAATAGCCTTCTATACTTAATCCTTTCAATTCACCCTGTTTAATCTTTTCCCACATTTGTTCGTTCTCTATTTTCATTTTTACAAACCATGTTCCATCAGGTAAATCAAATCCGTACAACTTTGACTTATCCATATCTCCTTCCTTTATCCAACTTTCAATTGTTAAAACCCCATCAACCTGTTCCTCGTGTTGGTATGTTGCTTTGTGGTGGTTGTTGTGTTTCAAATACATTTCTGAAGCTAACCTGACAGTTTCTTTAGAAAAATACACATAGTAATCCTGGTCTGTTGCTGCATCATACCTGTATATCTGTTTGTTCGGTATCAATGCTGGACTAACTAACATTCTTTTTTCTTCATCTATTTTTGCTAGTGTTAAATTGTTTTTTGATTTGTTAAAATATACAAAATCCACTTCAATAGCAGGGTCAGTGACTAAGGAAATAGCGTCTATAGCTAAGTCTTGATTATTTTCACTTATAACCAATTCAGTAATCTTATAATATTTTTTCTTCTTTTTTTTCTTTTTAGGCATCTTTTCTATTTATTAAATTGTACTTCTTCTATTTATATCAGCCATCTGTGCTTGACTATTTGTTATTTCTGATTCTACCACAAAGGCTTTAACTGGTTCTTGTTGTGTGTTATTAAATGAGAACGCTCCAGTGTTTGGGGGTTTCATTTCTGTTTGCGCTCCAACTGAACCCCCTGAACCTCCTCCCACATCTTGTTTCATGATTTGTCTAACATTATTTAATCCCGCCGTTATTACAGCCGCTGCAGTCACGAAACCTACCGTACCACCCTGTGCGAATGCTTTGTTTGCTCCAGCGTATGTGTCTATGATAGCTTGAGCAACTGCAAGAGCCTTATTTTCTCCAGCTAATTTACTAAGATTACCCACCAAACCTGAATACGCTGCTAATTGTGTAGCTGTATTTTCTGCTACTATTTGTGATTTTTGTCTTTCGTATTGTTCAGTGATAGCTGTTGTTTCCTCACCTGCTTTTTTTGCCATTCTCAATTTTTCATTATAAGAATTTTCTAACTCTAATAATTCTTTTTCTAAACCTGATAATCCCTCTTGTCTTATTTCGTTTTGAACTTCTAATAACTCTTTTTCTAATGTCATTTCATTTTGCAATTGTTCTGACCTGAACCCTGCTATTTGTGCTTGAACCGCTGCTCTTTCGTTTTGAGCTTCTTTTACTGCAACTTGTAAATCTACATTCTCTTTGTCTAATGCTAGTTCCGCTCTTGCTGCTGCAATTCTCGTGTCTGCTTGTTTTAACATTAATTTTTCTTGTTCATCTAATATCCTACCTAACTCCTCGTTAGCTTGTTTTCGTTCTGCAAATGTTTTTCTTTCATCATCTCTAATGTTTCTTTGTAGTTCCGCTTGTCTATCGTATTTTTCAATCAAACCCTGTAATTCTGCTGCTGCTACCTTTGCTTTGTTTGCTAGTACCGCCGCTCCCTCTGCCGTATCATATATTTTCTTTACATCAATTTTTTTCACACCATCTGCAACATGGTTATACGCATCTCCTAACTCTTGTACCGCTTCAAAAAAGTTAGTAGTGACTTCTTTTCCAGCTGTTTTTACTTCTTCTGTTAGTTGTGCGATTGTTTCTTTTGTTTGGTTAATATCATTCGTTAATTGGTTAATTCTAGTCGTGTCCCCAGAACCTAAAAATGATTCCTCATAAGCTTTCATCAAACTTAAAACACCCAGTTTCAAAGCGTTAAATGTAATTCTTAATGGATATAATGCTATAGTCAATAATCCCTTAACAACTTTTCCGAATGCATCAAACCTTTCTCCACTTGCTGTAATCCAGTTGTATGTATCAACTAAAACGGATACAAACTCACTTACAACTCCTGTAATTGTTCCTATAATTGCATTAACTTTTACCATCACTTTGGAATTTGTAGAAAATCCTTTTGCTAGTAAAGCTAACGCACCTACAATAATTCCTATACCCATCGCTTTTAAGGCTGTTCCAAAAGACCTTGCTCCGTTTCTTAACATTGCAAAACCTTTACCACCCTTTTTTCCAGCGTTTTCACTTTCTTTACCTACATCTTTTGCGGCTTCTTTCGTTTCTTTCAGTTCTTCTTTTAATTCTTCAGCTCCTTCAGCTGCTTCTTTTAAATTACTATTGATTTCTATGTCTACTTTTTCACTCATATTCTAAAATGTTGCGGCGTTTGTTTTATTTGTGTGTAATTTTACTACTGCGTGCCAACTACAATTCACATTGTTTTGTCCTGCTATCTGTATTTTTAGTGTGTATGCAGTACTTGTATCTATTGTTTGTGTTCCTAAACTTCCTGTTCTTCCTAATAATCTACTGATTTTTGCGTTGTGTGTTAGTGTTCCATTATCTGCACACCTGATAGCACCATGATATTCGTAAGTTTCATAATCCCCTGGAGTTCCACTACTTCCCCCCGTGACTAATCCACTCAACCAAATTTCGTATGTAGTAATACTATTTGCTGGTAGAGTTATTTCTTTGTCTGCTACATCATCTCCTTCAATATACAAATCAACATCAGCTACACTTGTCGTTTTTCCTGAAACTTGTAATACTGAATATTGTGTTAATCCTGCTTCACTATTAAAACCACCACCCCCAATACAGAACTCACTACTATGTGTTGCCTTACCATGTTTTCCTACTACAATAGCGTTATTTACATCTCTATCTACTTCATTGCTTGAACCTGATATTATACAATTCTGATTATTTCCTTTCGTCTTATTTTCTAATCCAAATACATTTGTGTTAAATGTCTTTTCTCCAAATTTATTTCTATCTCCACGACTTTTATTTGATGAATTGTTTATATGATAATCAAAGTCCACAGAAGGTATATAAGCTACACATGAACCTGTATTCCTATCATAAGTATATCCGTACGCCTCACATGCTTTTTGATTCGGTACAACTTCATTTGTTCCATCAGTGAACACAACCCTACCATTAAATAGTATTTGTTGGGGTTTTATTTTATATCCTTTTTTAAAATTCATTATGGTAATAATATTAATTCTACACTACTCAACTCATAAGGTTTGTATTCTATTTTATTAACTCTATACAACCTGTTTTTTATCCTGATTTTATAATAAAATTCAAAATTTGCAATGTCTGTAGGTGTTAGGTATATTTTTAGTTTTACAACCCTTGTGTCTGGATTATATAATTCATCATAATACGGACTCCAATATGTGTTGTATAAATTATCAACAGGTACATTTCCTAAATAACTAGGTAATCTTTGGGTTTCATAATTATAATCTTTTGTATTTGCTGTTGTAGGTGATTCTGTTAGGTGTGAAAATTTTAAATAATTACTTCTATTAACTCCATCTTCTAATTGATATCTTCCATTAGTTAAATTAGTTTTCCCTATATTGTATAGAATTCTAGGTTTGTTTTTATACCCTGTAAATGTACCATCTTCATTCATCTTATATATAAATGGTATAATTACCCTATCATTTACATGACATGGTAGTTCCTTTGTAAATGTGCTAGCGAAAGTAGTTTGTACTTTTTCTTCTCCTTCTAACAATGTAAAATCATTATTTTCTAAAATTTTTGAACCAAAATCTTGTCCTACAGCACCTAAATATAGATTCTTTGAATAATCGTCAGGTTCTGGTGTGTATTTAAAAGAAACTTCTTTTTTAAGTTTTACGGGATTATATTTGATTTCTGATATATCTACCTTATCAGTCCATGTAAGTGTCTTAGAAGTAATATATTGACTATTAGAAGTGATAAAAACATCACTATACGGCTCTATAATTAAGTTATTCGGATTGTCTTTGTCTTGTAATGCTATTAGATTAAACATTTTGAACAGCCCACTTACAAAATCCCATTGCTTCATTTCCCCTCTAGCTATGTTTAACAGGTTAGGTATTTCCCCCTCTCCACTTATACGGACATCCATTGTACTTCGAACTACTAAATTGTTTGTTAAAGTTAAAGCACTATGATATTTCAAAGTACTGCTAGAAACTTGATTTGTGCTAGATATTACTACCTCAAGAGTTTCATTAGTATTTATAGTATAGTTAAAACTAAAATTTCTGATTAATGGTTGTGTAAGGTAATTTGTATCTTGTCCAGGAATAGTAAATGTTTCTGAATTTTGAGCTATTATATTTCCATTTACATCTTTGTGAATAGCTGTAAGTGTACTTTGTTCTGATGTTCCGAATGCACCACTATTAGAATACACAAGAGAAATGTACCCATCTATATTTGTAAAATCAACTACCGCTGTGAATAATTTATTCGTACCACTATATATCGCAGGTACATTAAAATCAAATTTTAATCTATGTGAATTTGTTGTGTCTGGGTGGTTTACATTTGCTTGTGTCATTTGAATCATTGTCAATAATCCAGCTGGAGCAGGTTCTATACCTTCTCCCCAATTAAAATCCATGTATAAATTTGTAAAATCTGAACTATTTAAAAAATCACTACTAAATGTAAACCCTGCTTCATCAAATATTCTATCGATTAAATATTTACATTTTATCCATGGTCTAAATGCGTCTGTATTTTTTTGCATCTTTAATTTCAACAAATCAAAAGGGTCTATATACAAATTACCATTCCACCTACACATCGGATAAAGTATAACATCTGTATCATCTGTACCTAATACAGCATCGTATGCAAAACTATCAACACTCAATGGCACAGTCAATCTTACAAATCCGTTAAAGGAATTTACAATATTTTGTTCATTAAAATTGTGGTTTAATTCAGTCCATTCAATATCATAAAATTTCTTGTCTTTAAGTATGTCTTTCAAAGTCACACTATCTGCGTATAAATTTACATTGTAGCTAGTTTCCCCTTCTTTTTCTAAGATATCAATTAACTTTAAATACCCTTCAAAAATAGTAAAACTATCTTCTTTTAGTATTGCCTTTGTTTTCTTGTATGGATTAAACATAAAAGCGTCATCAGTTATGTTTTTAGTCACATCAAAAAGGTTTGTAAATATTTTATTGTTCCGTTTTGTTGCTGGTAGTTTGAAGGGTTTTGAAAAACTTTGTTTTTTACTATCTATGTTTTTAAAGTCATCTATACTTAATGTCAGTGGAATATAACTTTCTTCATACAAATCACAAATCACTTGACCATCTCTAAATACATCTGTTAAAGGCGCGCTTCCAACACTTTCCTTAATAGAAACATCTCCTATTTCTAAATTTGTTCCATCATTATTTATATAATTGAGTAAAAATAGATGTTCTGTTTGGCTTGCTGTAAATGTGAATGTTTGTGTTCCTATTGTGTTAGCTACAGACATTGAAGGAATAGGAAAATAAATTGTACCAGAAATATACAAAGCTGATAACCACCCTATACTTACATTCCCTGTCGTTCCTGCTAATCTTTGAATCTTTATTTCATAAGTTGCTCCAATTGTTAAATTACTAATCAATTGATACAAGCCTGTTAAACTATCATTACCTGAAGAACTTGTAAGTGTGGCTTTTCCACCACTTATTGTAGCTGCTGATGTTGAATCAAATTGACCTCCAGTTGAATTGAATTGTTGCCAAACATTTGTAGGCGCTGCTAAATTAGAATAAAAATTTTGTGGAGTTGAATTTACATTACCACTAAAACCAGTTCCCAGCGTTCCTATGTTAAAACTATAATCACTTACATATTCAGTGAATATTGGTGTTCCAAATGATGAAAATTGACCTTGATAGTTCTGTGGAAATAAAATTAATTGTACGCTCATTACATTAATTGACTTTTCTTAGTTTTATCTAATTCTATATTGAAAGTATATTGTATTAATCTATCATTAGATTTTGTTTTTCTTGTGTGTGTTGTGTTAGTAATTGTTGTTGGTTTTATATACTTTCTTAAATAACCTTCAAATTGATTGTCGGTACTTTTCTGTTCTAACACATAAACATCATTACTATTAAACAATTCTTCCAACCAGATAGCTTCTTCTTCTGTTATGTAATCTGTATTTAATGTTATACTTTCAGTTGTGTTATTAGCAAAATATTTCTTACCACCTAAATGTCCATCAGGTCTAAATTTACTCGTGTTCCATGTTCCTGAAATTTGCGTGTATGATTTTCTAGTTGTGTTAAATGTTCTTACAGATTTTTTAGTAAAATTATAATAATCCCATACCCCAAATTTATTCAACCAAGTCAATCGTATAGTTTCGTAATTTTTACAATCATCAGTTTGTTTGTAATAATAATATGTATCACTTATAAAATTACTATTACTGACCGCTCTGACTGTATAATAACTCCATGTAGCTGGTATAGATGTTCCTGAACCTGTTATATTACCAGTTCCAACCCCAACAAATTGTAGTTTCACATTACTATCATTCATATACCCAGCGTGCCCCCCGTTTGATGATTGTGTAGTTATGTTTGTAGTTTGTAGTAAACTATTTGAACTATCATAAAATTTAAATTGTATAGAATTTATTGAAGGGT